GAGGAGAATCAGAGTTCTTTGCTAATGGTGTATTAGTTCATAACTGTGATCCAACAGCCCTTGTAGGAGTAAAGAAGCATAACAATAAGATATATCTAAGAGAATATATATACGAAACAGGACTAACTAACCAAATGCTCGCTAATAGAATGGAGCTACTAGGGATATATAAAGGAGCTGTTATATATGCTGATAGTGCAGAGCCTAAGTCTATAGCAGAGCTACAAACAGCAGGCTTCAACGTACTACCAGCAACTAAAGGACCTGACTCAATAAGAGCAGGTATTGATATGCTACTTTCAAAGGAAGTATTCTATACAGAGGAGTCGGAAAATCTAGCCATGGAGTCACAAGAGTACAAGTGGGCTGTAGACAGGGACAAGAATCCAACCAACAAGCCAGTTGACTCTAATAATCATATTATTGATAGTGTACGCTACTGTGTATTCACCTCAGCAAACCAACCGTTCGTTGGTGTTGCCTAGTTTTTAATATGTTATAATAATGTTATATATGAAAAATCCATTCAAGAATATATTTACAAAATCAGACCAAAAATATACACTTTATAAATCAGTAGGGAACGGAGGTTCAGTAGGAAGTGTCACACCAGCAAGAGGGCTAGAGCTTAATGAAGTATCACTTTATTTAAACAGAGGGATTGGAAAACGATCAGAAAAAGTTGGTGAGATTGAGTTTTTAATTAAAAATGAAAAAGGAGAGGTAGATACAGAACATTGGTTAAACAAATTGCTAGACAATCCATCAAAGGTTTATACAGGCGACCAGTTTTGGAGGTTAGCGAACACTTACAAAGATGCTACCGGCTTTGTTGTAATGAGAAAAATAACAGGCGATAATCCTGACAAAGTTTTTGATAAAAATAAAAAAGATCAGGTGGTAACTGGATTACAAATCTATAACTCAGCAAAAATAAAAGTTAATTTATCAACAGACGAAAAATCTATTGAAAGTTTTACATACAACGGAATAGCTGATGCAAACGAAACAATTCCTTATGACGAGGCCATATATTGGTATAACCCAGACCCAAAAAACCCACTTCTTGGACTACCTCTTATTACAGCAGGACTGAGAGCTGTGCTTACAGACTTGGATATAACAGCACATCAATCATCAGTAATCAGAAATGGTGGTGTAGTAGACTCAGTTCTAACATTTAAAAACGCTCCGAACGCAGAAGCATTAGCCAAGATAAAAAAAGACTACAAAGCAGAGTATGGCACAACAACAAATACCGGAGTTCCTTTAATATTAGGTGGCGAAACAAAATTTGAAAGATTAGGTCTATCCCCTGCTGAAATGTCATTTATTGAATCAAAAGGATTACTGATTGACGACATGGCGGTAATCACATCAGTTCCTACAGCGCTTATGGGAGTAACTAGTGGGGAAACATTCGCAAATGCTGAAGTTGGATACGGAATATTCTTAAGGGAAACAATCAGGCCTATTCTAAAGGACTTAACTAATGTGCTTAATTGGAAACTAGCGCCAGAAAAAATAGATATTACATTTGACGATCCAACACCAAAAGACCAAGACCAAATATTAAAAAAATTGGATGCCGGAACTAAGGCACAAGCAATGACACTTAACGAAAAGAGAGATTTGCTAGGACTTGGGGAAATAGAAGGTGGGGATGTCGTAGACAGAACGCCAGTAAAAGAGCCTGTAGCCACACCAGAGCCTGCAAAAGCAAAAGCAGGGATATTCACCCACCCACTTAAAAACAAAGACTTCAGAGCCGATTATTACAAAAACTATCTAAAGTCACTACAATCAAAAGAAAGAGATTTTAAAAAAGACCTTAAAAAATACTTTGCAGAGCAAGAGCAAAGAGTTCTTTCTGCTATTGGATCAAGAAAACAGGTAAAAATAAAAGGGATTGAAGATGATATTTTTAACGAGAACCTAGAAATAGAGTTAGCATTTCCATTATTAAGAGATTTGGAAAACATAGCAAAGGAAATGGGACAAGAGACAATGGAAATCTTTTCTTCAGGCCAACAATTTATATACACAGACAACTTATCAAGCGCTGTCGACAAGAGATACAATTTCTTTGCAAAGAGTATTAACTCAACAACATCTAAAGATATTAAAAAGGAAGTAACTAAATGGTTAGCAAACGAAGAGTCAGTCAATCAATTAAAAGAAAGAATGAAAACTGTATACAATACAATCGACGATGCGAGGTTAACAACTATTGCATTAACCGAATCAGCTTCTGTTTCACAGCTAGCAAAAATGGAAACATATAAGCAAGTAGGAATCAGGACAAAGATTTGGGTATGGTCACCCGGAACTAAAGGAGGGGTAAGAGAAGATCACGCTTCAATAGACGGAGAGGAACGACCATTCGAAGCTCCGTTCTCAAATGGGATGATGCATCCACACGATCCAAACTTCGGCGCAGGGGAAAACATCAACTGTGAATGCAGTATTTAGTCAGCAATTAAAAAAAATGTTATAATTATATTAAATATGGAAAAATTTTACACAATCACACAAAAGTCTTTAGCCGATGAGGGAGTAGAAAACCTGTCGAGTCTTTGGACTAAAGCAAAAGAAAAAGGGTTCACTGCTTTGTCATATGAAGTACCTACACAATTTAAAAGTGTAGATAAAGAAGAGAATCTTTTTGATGTAATATTTTCATCAGCTAAAGAGGACAGACATGGCGACATTGTTATGCAAGACTTTGAGTTAAAAAACTTTAAAAAGAATCCGGCATTTATAGACTCACATAATTACGGTTCAATTGAACATATCATTGGTAAGGTAACAAAAATTGATGTAGTAAAGGGGAAGCTACAAGGACAAATCAAATACGCTCTTATGAATCCAAAAGGCGCTCTAGCTTACGAAATGACAAAGGCAGGATTTATCAATGCTACATCAATAGGCTTTATTCCGTTAGAGTTTGATAAAGATTTTAAAATACTACGATCAGAATTGCTAGAAATTTCAGCAGTAGCAGTTCCATCACAAGCTGAAGCTCTATTCAAACAAATTGTTGAAGAGGAAATAACTAAAGAAAAAGAAACTGCAGAAGAGGAATCTACAGAAGAGGGAAAAATTGAAACACCTGCTATCGTTAATAAAAAAATGGTAACTATTTTATCAATTGCTAAAGCAATAAACTCAATGGAAGCTAAAAACCAAGACCAGAAGAGAAGAGATATATATAAAGCAATCAGGTCTTTATAATTTATAACAAGCAAAGATATTCAGCGTTATGACTCCTTAGCTGAGGGACTTGTAAAAGAATTATAAACTAATTTTAAACATTATTATGCTTAAATTACTAAGGTTTCTGAAAGAACTTAAAGCTAAAGGTTTCGCAACAGCGTCTGAAAAGACACAAGTTGTTGACTGGGCAAACGAAATTTCAGAAGAGGAGGGAGAAGTAGTAGCAGAGGAGGTTGCAGAAGTTGCAGAACTTCCTGAAACAGATCCTAAAGATGAGAAGGATGCAGAGGAAGTTGTTAAAAAAGCGTTCGACAAAGTTTCTAAAGGTCTAGATACAAAAATGACACAGAAATTAGAGGAAGCTGTAGCAACAATGAAAGGGGATGTAGAAGCATGGATTAGCACACAGAAAGGACTTGCAGTTAAAAATGCAGGAAGTGGAAATGAGCAAATCGTTGCTAAAAGAAAAGAACTTAATACATACCTAAAGGGGTTCACAAATGCCATCATGTCAGGAGACGATGCAAAGGCAAAAGAGATGACTACAGATGCAACTGGTTCACCATTTGCAGGATATGTAGTAGATGCTGAATTGTCAGCAGAAATTCGCGCCTTAACAACAACTTACGGAGTTGCTAGACGAGAAATGTTCTCAACACCACTATCAAAAAATTCATACGAAGCTAATGCTCTGGCAACAGACGTTACAGTTGGATGGGTAAATGAAGCCGGTGTTATTGGATCAACACAAGTTGTTCTTGCACAAGAGGAACTAAAGTTGAAAAAAATTGGAGCTATTGTAACTCTTACAAGAGAACTAATTGAAGACGAGGAAGTGGATCTATTTGGATTCCTTGCAGATAGAGTAGCAGAAGGATTTGCTCTTGCAGAAGATAGAGCTTTCTTTATCGGAGCAGGATCAGGAGATACAGCTAATGGAGGGTTCACAGGAATCACCAACAACGCAGGTGTTCCAGTTGTTAACCTAACAGGTGCATTATCAACACTTTCAGTTGAAAAGATTTATGAGCTTAAGGATATTGTTCCTGAAGGCGCACAAGCAAATGGAAAGTTCTATGGACACAGAAGTGTTAAGACAGCTATTCGTTTACTGAAAGATGGAGACGGTCGTTTTGTTTACAACGACCCTATCAACAACGAAGGTCTTCCTACACTAGCCGGAAAACCTTTTGTTGAAGTTGAAGCTATGGTTGATTCTGCAAACATTGCAGTTGAAGATGGAACAGTTCTTCTATACGGAGACTTAAAGAAATCATCAATCATGGGATACAAAAATGGTCTCGTAGCCGACAGATTCCAAGCCGGAACTGTTAAAAACGTGGCAAATGATGCTGACATCAACTTGATCACAACTGATCGAGAAGCTATCAGGTTTGTTACTAGAGTTGGAGCGATTACAATTCTCCCAACAGCAGTAGCAGTTCTACAAACAGTAGCAGCATAATCCACAGGGATTAAATGTTAATAGGTCAGAGGAATACTCCTCTTACTTATTTAGCAAATAATAAAATACAATGCTTAAATACATAAACAAAAAAACAAATGAAGTACTATACTCAGCAATAAAACTTGAAAGCGAGAGAGCTAAAGATTTTACATTTATTGGTATTTGTAAAGACACCCCAGAAAAAAAAATGAAAAAGAAAAATGGAATGATTAAAACTAACAAAGTAACTAAAAGATAATCATGAAATTATACTGTTCAAAAGCTGATGTAGAAAAATACACAAATCAAACAATCACAATAGATATTGATAATTGGATTGAGGGAATTTCTATATACATAAAAGGGATTACAAACAGAGACTGGAAAGCTGACACAGTAGCATCTGCTAGATTGTATGATGGAAACGGGTATCAACAATTAGAAGTTGATGATTTTATTGAAACTCCAATTTTAAAAACAGGACAAGAGTATGGCCAAAGCCTAGTGACTAGAACTGATTTTATATTGTATCCTTACAACACAACCCACAAGAACACATTTATATTAAGAAATGATTCATTTGAAAAAGGTATTCAAACCGTAGAAGTCACAGCAAAATGGGGATATCAAGTTGATGTTCCTGAAGATATTAGATATGCAACAACAGTTTTAACGTCAGCAGTCTTTTTAGCGCAAACTAACACAGAGGGAGAAGTAGAATCAGAAAAGATTGGTAATTATCAAGTAAAATACCGAAGTGAAAAGCATAAAGACGATGCTGAAAGAGCAATGGACATTATTGAATCCAGAAAAATAATTTTAATATAAAATATAGCTAATGATATCTAATTTCTACAAAACAACTTTCACTATAATGAGAAATTCGTGGACTAATGGCGACACTTATTCTAATTCTACGGAAACAGAGATAGGAACGTTCATAGGACACCTGCAACAAGCCACAGCAGAGCTCACAGAGAACTTAAACCTCAACTTCACCAATAGGTTCATTATCTGGTGTAACATCGATTCAGGGGTGGCTGTGGGCGATAGGCTGACAACAGGGGGGAAGTCTTATTCGGTAGAAGCAATACAAGACAACACAAGCGTAGGAGCTAACAAACATTTAGAGCTAATGGTTGAAAGACAACACAATGACAGCTAACTCTCGTCTTGAATACAAAGCGTTAGAAAGAGCAATCAGGAGAAACCCCGGAGCAGTTCGGGATCAAGCGCAAAAATTTTTAGTGAGGGCAAAAGCCTTAATGCAAAGAGGAATCAATCAGACAACTTGGGATGTCGGTAATTCAGGAGGTGGAGTTCCAAAGTTAAGCCATAACCTGAAAAGGGCGCACGACTATACGATTAGACCTTTCTCATTACTAATAAAGGTAAATGAAAAAAAAGCTGACTATGCAAAATATGTTCACTATGGAACTAGACACATGAAAGCAAGACCTTGGTTGAAATCAGTAAAAAACAGTAGTATGCCACAAATTAAAATATTAGAAAAACAATTATTAAAAGAGGTTGTTAAAGATTTTGGCAAATAATGTTATAATAAAAATATGTTAAGAGATCTAATAGGACTACTAAAAACAAGCATCGAGACAATACCTAACATTCAGGAAGTTTTTTCATATCCTATACAAAAAGAAAACGTAAAATACCCATCAATCGTATTCTTTCCTGAAACAATAGATAACACCTTTGAAACAACTGACGAGAATTTTAAAGTCTACACATTTAGGATGGGAGTAGAGGTTAACATTCAGGGAGTCACAGCAAAAAGGGTTTACGAGGATATATTGCCTCAAACTTTTGATGACATAGTTCAACATTTCGATACGAACTGGAATATGGCGACTTCAGGTGGACACAGAACATGGGCGAGAGTTTCAGCATCTTCATTTGGGAT